CGCAGAACCAGACCGTATTGAAGAAATATATATGGCTGGATATAACGCTATTGCGTGTAAGAAAGGAAAAAATTCAGTAAAAGATGGAATTGATGTGCTGAAACGTGTTATTATACACGTAACTGCTAGAAGTGTTAACGTTATTAAAGAAATTAAGGCATACAAATGGAAAAAAGATAAAGAAGATCACGTCTTAGACGAACCAGTTAAATTTAAGGATGACGCCATGGACGCCACTCGTTATGCTGTCGGCCTTGATAGTGAAGAAGAAAAGTTTGAGGACGAAGAAATTGTATTGCCAGAGGATATAGGGCAAGAAGTTGAGCCTGTTAATATTGGCGATTATTAAAGGAGCCTACTAATGTTTGGATTTAAACTTGTTAGTGAAGACGCATTAAAAGATATTCAAGAAACGTTAACGTTGCAGCAAAGACAGTTAGAGGATATTGGCTGGATAAACATTGGTGAGATTGGCACAGAATCGCAAATGCTAGGTTATAAAATAGACTACGTCATAAAACGATGTAGGCTTTATTTTTATAAAAGTCCACTAGCGGGCCATTGGGTTACTCTAATAACCAGTTTTGTTTTTGGTAACGGTATTGGAGTGCCGAAAGCTGCAGATGATAAAATACAAGATGTGTTAACGGAATTCTGGGAAGATCAAGATAACCAGGGAGTAATGACGTCTTTCGATTCGCAGATAAAGTTATGTAACAAGTTACAGTATGAAGGTAATTTGTTTTTTTTATTAACGGATGATGAAGAAGGTAACGTGCGTGTACGTATTTTAGATTCGTTGGCTGTTGTTGATATCATTAAAGACCCAAAAGATTCAATGCGGACTTTGTTTTATAAAGTTAAGTTACCTAACCGCAGGTACGATTTTAGTACTGATTCTTACGGCATGAACGAAAATAAAGTTTTTTATTACCCGGATATATGGAACTTAGATTTTGAAAACCAAGGCGTACCGACAAACAAGTTAGTACCCGGCGCAAAGATTTTTCACGTAAAAATTAACTGTGACGTTAACGATAAGTTTGGCGTGCCTACTTTGTTCCGTGGTCTTGATTGGATTAAAGCGCATAAGGATATGGCAGAAGATGTTGCAACGCTTATTAAATCGTTAAGCCAGTTTGCATGGAAAAAGAAAATCAAAGGTACTGCAGCGAAAGTCAAAAGCATTGCCGGACAGATGCGAAGTAACGACGACTTAAGTAATATACGCAGAACCGCCGGGCGTACTCAAATAGAAAACGAGGGCGTTGATCTAAAGTCTGTGGATGTTAAGACGGGCGGCGTTAAGATTGGTACTGACGGTATGAAAAGTATGCAACTAATGGTATCTGCTGCATCGGGAATTATGTACCATTATTTCGGCGACCCGGCAACAGGAAACCTTGCCACCGCTAAAACTATGGAATTGCCAATGGTGAAAATGTTTGAGGGTTGGCAAAGGATTTGGGAATCTATTTATCTACAAATATTCAACTACCTTATTTACCAAAAGATCAGCGTTAGTCTTATTGACGGTACAATAGAGGACGATCCAAAAATGAATCGTTGGGGTTTTGAATTGCCGGAATCAACAGATGCTACTATAGACGTTGACTTTCCACCTATATTAGAGAAGGACTTAAAAGATTCTGCGGAAGGTTGGACACTAGCTAAAGATAATAAACTTGTAGGTAACGAAACCGCAGCGCAACACTTTATGTTAGATGCTAACATTGATAATATAGATGAAGAAATTAAGAATATAAAAGACATCGACGCCGAGCCGGAATCAGAGCCAGAGCCGTTTGGCACACCTAAACCTATCCCAGTTAAAGAGGCCGAAGGGCCAAAGGAGGAAATAGAAAATCAAGAAAGGGAAGGTGCTAAGGCTTTAAAGAAATGGAACTTTGTTAACGGACGCATGAACAGTTACCGTAAAGCATTGGCTAACGACTATCAGCGTTTTAAAGAGAGCGTTATGGCTAACATAGTATTCGACGAAAAGGACGGTGTAGTTGTGGGTCACATACGCAAACTCGATTCGTCGTTAAGTAAACTTAAAAAAGATATGACACAAGACGCACGTGTTTATTTTAAAGAGGCTGTTGGTATTGGTTATAAATATATCGAAAGCCAAAAGAAAAAGTTTAACATTGAAGAAACAATAACCGAAGCAGCTAATGGACAGTTAACAAAAGCCGAATTCCTTAAAGGCCGTGTAGCTTGGAATGACGAGTTTGTTACTACGTCGCTAATACCAGCGTTAAGCAAAAAGGTTGGCGCCTCGGTTAAGACATCGTTTGCTAGTGAAGAAAAGTTAAGAGAGGCCGTCGAGTTATCGTTGTTCAGTATGCATAGTCGTATTGAGCAATATGTCGGCGCTTTTTGGTCTGTAGAAGAAGGGGCGGTATCTGAGGCGGGAAAAGGTACCGGATTTATCGTTGGATTTATAGGCCCGAACGATGCGTCAACGTGTGAAGAATGTAGCGAGGCCGTAGCTAACAGTCCTTACCCAATAGATACTGCGCCAGTACCGGGAACGTTGATCTGTCGAAATAATTGTCGTCACGCTTTACAGGTACAGGAGGTAGCTAAGTGAAAAAATATTTAATTTTCATATGTTTAATACTTAGTTGCGGGTGGCGCTGCTAGGGCAAATGCTGAACTTATATTAGATCAAAATAATAAATATCTTATTAGAATAACTAACGACACGACTTCAAACAATTGGTTTGATTATTTAGCCGATTGGTACGAGCATACAGATAAAGATTAACCCACAAACGAAAGGCCTGGGGATGCCTGAGAAAATAGAACTGTCACAGGAAGAACTTGAGGATATTAAAGACGATATTAAATGGCGCACAAGTATGACCATTTACATGAAACAACTTAAAGATATCCCGGCTAAAGTTGCGAGCCTTGAGAATCATAGGTCAATGCATTACTTTTTGATAACGGCGATACTTATTAGTGTTTTATGGTTTAAATTTACATAAAGGGGGGCTTAATGCCTAAAAAAAATTATTCGCCGTATGACTGTAAAAACGATCACGACTACGCAAAAATCCTTGGCAAGTTGATGATGGAAATTGAAGAAAAGTTAAAGGAAATACAACGAGTATCAGATATCTATTTAAAAAACGTAATGCATGAGGTAGATACGAATGAGTATAGCAATAAACAGGTCGGTTAATTTTGGAAGTAAAAAAGCGGGGCTTAGTACAGTCGGTTACGAATTAAAAAACAGTATCGTCGAGAGTAGGTTAAAAATTGTTAGTGAAAAGCTAGAAAAGTCAAGAAAAAAAGAAGAATCCTTGCAAATAATTGTAGAAATGAATAAGATACTAATAAAGGCCGTGCGTGACATTGATAAGAAAAATGAAGGTTTTGTTGAAGCGGTGGCAAATTTTGTTGAAACATTAAAGATCAATAACGAATTTGAACAAATTAAAGAGGGGTTACTTGACCATGTCGAAACTAACGAAACTTAATCAAGTCATTAAAGAGTTTAAGAGTAATTTAGATAATAAGATTAAATCTTTCCGTAAGCAAATCAAAGAGGCCAACGAGGAATTATTAGAGAACGATGATGGTTCTTTTAAAATTCAACATATCGACCCGGCTAAACATATAAAAACATTAGATAAAAAAGTAAAAGATGGCGTAACGGCTATTATAGGATTTAGAGAAGATGGTGTGTCGGAACTGCAGGCATACGTTTTTGAGGGCGGCGTTTATACTAAGGAAGACGCAAAGGAATGGGTTAAGGAAAATGACGAAAAGTTAAAAGAGGCGTTGTTTAACGATGATGAAGGTGAGGGAATGCGAAAAGACGGCAAAAAAGTGTCATTTAGCGACGATCTAAAGGAAAACGGCGTTAAAATATTGGAAAAATCGAGAGATTTAGATGAGTTTGACATTGATTTTATAGCGTTGGGCGAGGCTACTTTTAGTGAAGATTTGGCCGAAGTTGAGGCAATATTGATTTCAAAAGGTACAAACCATAACAAGAAACGCCATTATCCGGCATCGACGCTGCAAGAGGCGGCGCCACACTTTGCCGGACTTAAAATGTATATAAATCATCCTACGAAACGGCAAGAAATGGAAATGCCGGAACGTAATTTAAAGGATTGGGCGTCAACTATAACTGAATCCCATTTTGAAGATGGGAAAGTTTTAGGTAAAATTACGGTACATGACCCATGGTTGCGTGAAAGGTTGAAAGACCCTGTCGCAAGAAAACATATTGGGTTGTCTATAAATACGGGCGGTAAAGTATCCATGGGAACTGTCGAGGGTAAAAGTGGGTACCAAATTGTTGAGAAGATTATGTTCCAGCGAAAAAATGGGCCAGCATCGGTTGACTGGGTTACAGAACCCGGCGCAAGGGGACGTGTTTCTAAATTACTAAAAGAAAACGATTATAATGGAGGACATAAAATGGAATTGAACGAGGCTAAATATGAAGATTTAAAGCGTGAAAACCCTGATCTAATTACACAGATCACGGAAAGCGTTAAGAAAAGTATCACAGAATCATCTGAGCAAAAAGAAAAAGATATAAAGATTAAAGAGAACGACGAAAAAATTGCTAGGTTTGAGTTGAAAGAAAAGATAGACGCTCAAAAAGTTGTTATTGAAACTAAGTTGAAAGAAAATAAAAATCTTCCAGACATTGCTAAAGCAAGAATTGTAAAAGATTTTTCTGAAAAAGTTTTGGAAGAAAAAGAGTTGACTGAGGCTTTAACAGCACGTATCAAAGACGAACTTGAATACATTAATAAGTTCAGCACTAAGGGTAAGATTAATTTCCAAACTGACGACAAGGGAAAAGGTTCTAGCTTGAAAGAATCCATGACAAAAGAACTTGAAGACCGTATGGGAATTAAGGAAGAAAAAAAGAAGGATGACGACGACAAATAAGTAAGGTTGTCCAGCCTATTTAAAATGTGACCTAAAATAAAGGAAAAGGTAAATATATCATGGCTAAGAATTATAAGTTTTCGGGAAAAAGAGTTACCCTTGCAACAGCAAGTGCGGCAAGACGATCTGGTGCATTAGCAAGAGAGCAAGGTTTTGTCGGTATACCTATTAATACGGTTATCACAGGTGCGTCTATCGTAATGGCGCTTGAGGGCGTTTGGGGAATGACTTATGCTGGTTACGGTGAAGAACAACCAGCGATAGGGACTATTCTTTACTGGGACACAACTACTGACGCATTGTCTATTGGTGCTGACAATGACGATTACCCAGCGGTGAAATGTGTAACTGCGGTAAGTGCTTCAAATGGTGCTTTTAACGGACTATTGTTGCCACAGGGAAACCCATACGGGCAGGAACAATCATAAACCTATCTTTGCATTATTAAGGAAGATAGAAGGAGGAATATAAAGTGAAAACATTATTACAAATGTACGACGATTTGAGAGAGGCAAACGCAACAGCTGACTTTCCGGTGTTACTTGCAAATGTTATGTACAAAAAAATGTTAGACCGCTTTAAAGGCGTAAATTCTCCATGGAGAAAATATACCGAACAAGGCAATTTGACAGACTTCAAATCTCATAAGCGTGTAATTATGGGCGAGGCACCCGACCTTAAGGAACGAGCAGAGGGCGGGCAAACAACAGGTTCAACTTTACAAGATTATGATTATGATATTGCGTTGAAAACTTATGATCGTTCTTTTACTGTCACAAGACAAGCAATTATTAATGATGATTTAAACGCACTTCAAAAACATCCAGAACGTTTTGGTCGTGCTGCAGGTCGTACGATTGCAAAGTCTGCCAAGGGTTTACTTGAAGGTTCATTTTTAGCATATGACAATACAGAGTTATTTCGTACCACTGTTAATATTGGCGACACGGCATTAACTAATGACGCTGCTGGTATCGCTGCGTTAAGTGCTGGTATGACAGTAATAGAGAAGGCAACAGAACCGTCAAGCGGTGAAAAGATGGGTCTTGAGGCAAAGTATTTAATTACTTGTCCAGACCTCGAAGATACAGCGTTAAGGTTGACAACTGCACAACAGTTTATACCTGTATCAACTGGTGGTGGAACTAATGAGATCGGTAAAGCTAAAAGGTTAGAAGTTTTAATTGAGCCGTTCTTAGATACAACAACTGGATGGTGGATTGCTGCTGCGCCTGCCGATGCTCATTTTGGTGAGATTGGATTTTTGAATGGCAAAGACACACCAGACTTATTGGTTAAGAAACCCGATATGCTTAATTTAGCGGGTGGCGACGATCAGTGGGGTTCAGAGTTTAACGATCTAACGTATAATGTACGTTACGATTATGCTGTACAGGCTGCTTATTATCAAGCTGTTTACCGTGGTAAGTCCTAAGTACCACTAAGATAAATAATAATGGGAGAGGGTTAATTTCTTCTCCCATTTATTAAGGAGCCGATATGTCATTTTCATTCGTAACTACAAATAACATTGGTAAGGTTAGGACGTTAATAGGTGATATCGTCGAGGCTACCGCCGTATTATCTGACGAAGAAATAACCGCACTACTGACTTGTAACGAGAACGATGTTTACTTAGCTGCGTCTGACGCTTGTGGGCGTCTTGCTATGTCTGCAGCTAAAAACGGGAAGAAGATTAAAGCCGGGGACTATTCGGAAGAAACTTTTGACTCTGCAAAAATATATAAAGATATGCAAAAGGCATATAAAGAGAAAGCCTACGAAACACCTGCCGACGACGATACGTCCGAAGAATTCTTAACAGATTTCAATTATCGGGGAATAATAACCGAGCGTGCGTTGCGGGGTGAACTTGATTAATAAAGATGATCTAATAAAATTGTCTGTAGGCTGTGCAGATTTCCCTATGCCGGAAAGTTTTTGCGAAGATCTTAAGCATCAAGAGGGAATACACCCGGAGGCTGTGCCGTATTACAGGTTCTTATATTTATTGGCGGCTAGGGTTAAGCCTATGCTTTGCGTCGAACTCGGAACTAATCGGGGCATGGGGTCTGGGTGTTTAGCGATAGGTAATCCAGCGGGCCGGGTTGTTTCACTAGATATAGAAAGTAAAGCCGGGGCGTGTTTGTATAGTTCAAAATATGATCTAGTTGAACGAACAAATTTAACATCAACAGCATACGAAAAGATAAAAAAATGACAAATGATCTAGCTAAAAAATCTAATGTTCTTTTAGGAGAAAAGACGGAAGAACTAATAGGAATACAAAGCGATACAAAGTATAACCCTGCTGCCAATCCACATTACTATCGAACGTTATACTATTTAACTAAAACATTAAGACCAAGCGTAGTAGTTGAATTCGGTACATGGAAAGGCGTAAGTGCAGCGTGCCTTTATGACGGTTACCCTAACGCAAGAGTTAGAACAATAGACACATTATATCAAGTAGTACCAGATGCTAGACGTGAGGGAATAGAATATAAAATTTTTAGTGCAAACGTCGTTGATGATTTACCAGCGATTGACATAGCGTTTATTGACGTTGAGCATACTTACGAATGTACGACGATGTGCCTTGACATGATTAGAGATAAAATGGCGTCTAACAGTATTATCTTATTTGACGATATATTTTTAAATGAGGATATGAAAGCGTTTTGGGACGAGTTAAATATTGGAGGCGAAAAAGTTTTTCTACCAATACACGGCGATGCTGGATTTGGTATGGTAGTTTATAATAAATAACTGATGCCTATTGAGGCACAAACAAAGGAGAAACATGAAAATAATACATGAAGTAAATCAGTTGGCGTATGGTGGTATGGAAAGGATTGTCCACGATATTATCAAATTTGATAAGGTTAACGACCACGCCGTTTTAACGTATAAGGACGGCCCGTTTAGAAAAGAGTTTGAGGCGCTTAACGTTCCCATTAACGTATTGAATGAGGAAACAACGATGCAGTTGCCTGCAGATTTGTTGCATATACATACAGGTGGCAGTAATTCACAAGCTGCAGAAGATTTAGCCGGAGAAATACCGATTGTCGAAACAATCCACTCGCCAGTACGGTCTATGGTGAGCGATAAGCACGTTACACGTCGTATCGGCGTAAGTGATGCCGTTACACGTATGAATAAAAATTGCAGCACGATTTTGAACGGAATAGATTTTGAGAGATTCGCACAAGAGAATAATTACGAAGAATTACGGGCAAAATATAATATTAAGCCGGAACAAATAGTTGTAGGCCGTTGTGGACGTGTCGCTAGGGATAAGAACGTCACTGACTGGCTATTAGCGTGTTTTTACTTACAGGCGCAAGGGTATGACGTGGTACCGTTTGTTATTGGCGGTGAAACTGAACCGGGTTATTTAGGTCGCATGAAATTAGTGGCAGAATGTTTACCAGTTAAGAACGTTATCTGGGCGGGTCACCAAAATAACCCCGGCGAATTGTTGGACGTGATGGATATTTTCTTGTACCCGTCGGAAACAGAAGGTTTCGGACTTACGTTTATCGAGGCAATGTTTAGGGGAATACCTGTCGTAACATATAAAACAGATGTGACCATCGACGTTTTAGGCGGTTACTCTATATTAACTGACGTTAAGGATGGAATACAGGGTCTTGTTCGGGGCGTGCAAACGTGCATGATACAAGGCGTAATAGACGAAATGGTGCCACTTGCCAAAGATTATGTAATATCAGAGTTTCAAGCCGAGCGAATGGCGCAGGACTATCAACAATTATATGAAAGTTTACTATGAGCATTACAAGCGTACTAACAGACACGGTTACAGTAAAACGGTTTACACCATCGGTAGTTGACAAAGCTATTCCGGGGCAAACGTTAACTGTAAATAATCAACCTAACCAATCCGCTTTTTTGGAGGTTAAGTCCGAAGGTATAACGATAACGCCGTTGGCGTTTGTTACCGTCGCTGGCATAGGTATTGGTGAACTTGACTATTATGTTTTGCAAGATCGTGCCGTAAGTACCCGGTGGAAACTAGCCATTGAAAACGGTTTAGTTACGTTAGATTCTACAACTGACGAGCCAATGCTTGATTTAATAATGCAAGATACAACAAACGAAAACGTTTACTGGGAAGTGTACACGGAAAACGGTTTATTAGTTACAGGCGTAACAACAGCAGTTGCCGGAGCAACACAAACAACTGGGGGTGTATTAGAGCATATACCAATATCAGAAAACGGTATGGCGCTTTCCACAAATTCGTTTATTGCAATAACAGGGATAACAACAGTTGGTCTTGTTGGAGGATCTATTTCATTACGGGCCGTTGATGAAGTGGGGCAGCCTGTTAATAACGAAATTCTAGTTGCACAAAACGAATTGGTAAGGTTTTATTTTAAGAGGGGAATCGTACAAATTCAAGGAGTAGGTAAAGATAATGAAGGTAAATTCAAAATGATGGCACAAGGTACGTTAGAAATTTTGCCAAAAGATTTAGTTTACTCTAGTAATGTAACCCATGGGGTGACGCTTTCAGAAGTCGAATTCGTTAGAACACTATTTGATTTCGCCGGAGCGACACATCACAAAGAAATAACATTTAACTCAATAAGTTAGGGGATGCACAATGATGCACAAAACCAAGTATGCAATTATTACAGTTATGACAAACGGTATAGCTGATACCGTCAAATGTATTCAGTCTATTGAAAAGTATACAGAAGATTACAGGTTAATTGTTGTAGATAATTTTAGCGACGACGGGTCACTTGAGTTTTTACAGGGTAAAAAGAAAAAAATGGCGAATCTTACCATCTTGCAAGATGAAAGCAAGTGCGAGTTTATTGTAAATGATAGGCAAACTTTCGGATATAACAACAATTTAGCCGTTGATTACGTGCTAAAAAACGTAAATTGCGAGTACATCATCTTCCTTAATAACGACATTGAAGTAACGCCCGACTGGGTAAAACGCATGGAGGCGCATTTTCATAACGTGCCGATTGCTAATATCGGTGCTGTTGGGCCGGTAACGAATAGTTCAAACGGTCAACAAGGCGTAGGCATGATGAACCCGAACGAAAATTACGCTCTTAACCGTGGGTCTTGGCAGCATACGGGCATTTTATACGGCTGGTGCATGATGTATAAAAGAAATGTTGTAGCTGAAATTTTAGAAGACGGTAGTTTTTTCGACGAAAGGTTTACTAATAGCCACGAGGATAACGACGTTTCGCTACGTACGCAGGTAGCTGGATATAAGATGTTAATTGCCAAAGACGTTTGGATTTATCACAAAGGACAAGGCACGCTGCTGAACCAGATGAATGTAAAACAGTATGCAGCTAATGGCGAGAAGAATAAAAAATTGTACTACGATAAATGGTACCCAGAACAAGACCAAAAACTTGTAGCGGTGTATCGTACAAATGGCGGTGAGTGTTTAGAAAAGTCACTAGAGCAGACAAGTAAGTTTGCGGATAGTATTATTTTACATATGTGCAGGGCAAACCATATTGATAAAGTTGGCGCCTATGAATATTATAAAAGTAAATTTCCTAAAATAGTAAAAGTTGAATTCTATGACGGAATCTTTCAAGAAGATTACGAGCGTAACTGGTTACTCCAAGAGGCGTTAAAACTTAAAGAGGCAGGCCAAGCCGACTGGTGTATTTCTATCGACGACGACGAAATATACGAAGATAAGTTTATTGACAAAGTTAAAAAGTTAATGCGACCACGTAACCCGGAAGTATTAGGCTACTGGTGCAACTGGAAAACTATTTGGAAAACCGAAATGGGTAAAGAGTATTTTAGATCAGATTCAACTTTTGGTAGGTTTAAGAATTACAGGTTTTTCAAGTTGATGAAAGGTCAAGAAATATTCAGCCCGGAACACCCTGAGGGTCACCATTGCGGGTCAGCACCATGGATGGCGCCACAGAATTTAAGGCATACAAACATAAGAGTAAAACATTTAGGGTACGATACGCCAGAGCAACGGCAGAAAAAGTTTGAGTTCTACCAAGCTAATGACCATTTTAAGAAAAAAAAGGACATTGGTTACGACGATTACTCGCACCTTATTGATAAAGACGTAACTGTCGAAGAATACATTGAGGGTAACGGTATTAGTCTTGTGATGATGATTAAGGACGAGGAAGAACATATCGGTGAATGTTTAGACGCTATTGAACATATTATCGACGAAGCAATAATCGTTGATACCGGGTCAACAGATAAGACCTTGGATATTGTTAAACGTTTTGCTGAACGCACGCATGTTAATGTTAAGTTGCTGCACCATGACTGGGTAGATAATTATTCGATACCTAGAAACTTTGGGCTAATGCACGCTACGCAACGTTGGATATTACACCTTGATGCAGACGAACGATTTACAATGCACGAAGTTTTAGACCTATTGGATTACTCGGAAAAGAAAGTAGATGTTTTTATTTTCCATGTTATCAATTATTTAGAAAAGATAACACGAGCAAATCAGATACCTAAATATGCGTCAACGCAAGCCATACGATTATTTAGGAATATCCCAGAGTTATTTTATTGCGGGGTGATACATGAAACGTTAGACGATTCTATGCCAGCTATAAAAATGAAACGTAAGTTGCAATACGCTTACGCAAAAATACCGCTGCACCATTACGGGTACCTTAAAGAACGTGTGCAGTCTAAATTAGATTATTACGAGAAATTAAATAATAGACAAATTAAAATTACCGAAGGTGGCGACCCAAGACCGTACTTTAACCTTGCGTTGCATTGGCTTAACGATAATAAAGCAAACGAGGCGTTGCAGGCGTTTCAATCGGCGCTAGATATTAACCCCAGATTTTGGCACGCTAATCAACAGATAGCAGCGTTAAATATAAAGTCCGCAAAAGAATATCTTAACCGAACGGTAAACTGTATTCCACCAGATCACCCCTTTAAAAATGAGGCTTTGGAAATTTTAAACTTTCTTAACAAGAAAAGTTTTGGTCATCAAAAGGTAACTTAATGCCAGTAATAGGACAAAAACTTGTAATAAAAAACTTAATTTCTTTTGGTAGTAATTTTACTAAAAAAGTTAATAAGACTATGGGGTCTGTGGCAACAATAGTAGATAAGCGTGTCAAAGAAAACCTTTCTGGTGGTTTGACGCCTAGCGATTTATCGGGGTTAGATCATCCTTACGCAAAGCGACACGGAGAACGAGGCAAACAAGTATTGACTCCATGGTATAAGGTGAATAAACAAACAGGTAGACTTTTAAATAGTAAAGAAAAGGGAATAATACCAGCGCAAGTAAGAGTAGGTAAATTAATGGCGACGGCGTTTGTGAAGTTAGACACAGACGTTGCCCCGCACGCAGTACACGTTGTTTATGGTACATCAAGAATGATTCCAAGGCCAGTATTACAGGGTAGTAGGGACGAGGTTTTACCCGCTGTGGGCCTATTAATGAAAAAAAATCTAATAAATGCGGTGTTAAGTACATGAAAGCAGCTAAACGAGTACTAGAGAAAATCAGAAGGGTATTAACTGACACTCCGGCGGTTCGTGACGTGGTGCAACGCCGTGTGTACACAAAGCATATTAGTCAAGTTGATGACCCAATATACCCGGCAATATCTTTGTACGTGTTAACTAACAATCTAAACAATTCGGTGCAAGAGGCCGTACAGTTAAGCGTTCAAATAGATTTATGGTTACAGTCGGGCCGAAAAACGGCTGTTAATATTATGGATTTAGCGGAAGACGTAAACAAGGTTTTAAATCGGCAAGACCTTACGGACAAAAATTTAGAAATAGCGGTTGCGTCAATTTTTCAGCTTGACGCCGGGCCAGTAATGACTGACCCAGAACCAAACCTATTGCACGTTCCCTTAATATATCGAGTTGATGCTTTCCCTACCACCAGCGATGATGGTATAATATTACAAGATCAAGCGACAGGGGATAAAATAGAACTTAATGTTGAGGACGGGCAAATAATTACGGAGGACTAAGATGCCTATGAAAAAGTGGGAATGCCAGTGTAAGTTTTTGTTAGGTTATGTAGATGGCAACATTGTCCGCATTAAGAGGAAAGATTTATATGTCGAAGTAGAAATAGGCAAGGTAACTGTACTATGTTGCCGTTGCGGAAAACGTAATACCCTCGACGACGAACCACAAAATACTCAGAAAGGAGGTAACTAAACATGGCAAGAAATGTTCCAGCTTATGAAACACAGCGTTTCAGTTTTGGCCCCGGTATTTTATATATGGGAGCAATAGGAACGACACCACTTGTTGATATTGGCGCAGTTAAAGGCGACGTTGAAGTAGTTATTGAACGTGTACCTTTACAGCTAAAACAAGGTAGTCCACAGTCACTTGTTAAACAATACGCAGTTGAAGAAAACATATCTATTAAAATAACAGGTGTAGAGTGGGATTTTGACAACTTTACATACGCTTTAGGTGCTGGTGTTACCAGTATTTCTGGCGCAGATGAAGTTTTCGAGTTTGGTGGCGACACTGATGTAAACCAACGTGCGTTAAGGTTTGTTCACCTTACGGGTGATGGAGGTACGATTGATATGCACTTCTTCACAACGGAAGGGTCAGGAAACTTAGCAATGGCGCTTAAGGAAACAGATTGGCATGACTTTCCTTATGAATTCAGCGTACTTGAAGGTACTACGGATTTTGAAGGTGCAGCATTGGTAGCGAATAGGAAGAAAATTAAAATAATTAGAACACCAGTATAATCAAATTATAGGAGGCATCAAGATGTCCAGTTCTAAAGATGAAGTCGAAATAATGTTACCACAAGGTAAGTTAATAAGAATAGCGGGAAAAGATTTTGTGATAAAACCGTTCGTAATAAAAAATAGGTTATATTTTATAAGAATAGTAGCCGAGGCGGTGTTAGGTTTAGTAAACGATAAAAAAACGTTAAATATTTTAAACATCATGGACGTTATGGGAGAAAAAATTGTAGATATTTATGTTATTGTCCTTGGTGAAAAAAAAGAATGGCTAGAGCAAAACGTTACAATAAAAGAGGAAACCGTTATCGTTGACACTATATTAGAGGTCAATGATATAGATTTTTTAGTAGAGAGGGTGAAGGCAATAATGGGAAAGGTCAAGAAAGAAAAAAAGGATTAGCGCATATCTTGGCGTTCTTTGCCCGTAAGTGTAGTTGGACAAAAGAATATATCTTTGACAACTTAACGTTTGAGCAGCTTTATAAATATTACGAAGAAATGCAAAACGTAGAAATGGAAGACCTATTTTACCAGACTACGGCAATGGTACAGGCGCATGGACACGTAACGGGAGTAATAGATAAAAACAGTTACAAGAAATTTTGCGACGCATTGCTTAGAGTAAAAAAAGCGGAACCAGATTTTAATAAAATAAAGTCAATCAAGGGCATAGAGGTACAAGATGATTAATCTTAGGGGCGGTGATTTAGGGGCGTTAATTGTAAGGATAGATGCTGATTTATCTAATCTACAGAAAGGATTAACTAAATCTCAAGCTGAAATTTTAACTACTTCTCAGAAAATAAATAGAACGTTAATAGCGACGACTAAAGTAGTGGCGGGGTTAGGTATAGCTTTTATTGTTTTAGCCGGAGTTGCAGCAGCACAAGCCATAAAATTTGAAGATGCGTTTGCGGGTGTACGTAAAACGGTTGATGCTACAGAGGAAGAATTTAGAAGATTATCTAAAAGGTTAATAGATTTATCTACAGAAATACCCGTAGCAGCGACAGAACTAGCAAAAATTCAACAAATTGCGGGACAATTAGGCGTCCGTGGTGTTGAAAATCTTACCAAATTTACAAAAACAATAGCGCAATTATCAGAAACAACAGATTTAACGTCTGAACGTGCAGCTTTTGCGTTCTCTAGGATAGCTGGCCTTACCCGGACACCAATAGACCAAATAGAAACGCTTGGATCAGTTGTTGTTGAATTAGGTAATAATTTCAGGACAACTGAAAGTGAAATAACAGAGTTTGCGTTAAGAATAGCTGCAACTGGTACGGCTGCAGGTTTAACATCCACTGAAATATTTGCTATATCGACGGCATTTACTGAGGCAGGTATACAGGCAGAACGTGGTGGTACTGCAATTAACCGGGTGTTGGTAGAATTGCAGAAGGAAGGTAAGCAAGGCATTGGTGCGTTTAATGATTTTTTACAAACATTAGTTGATTCCGGCGACCAAGCAGCGGTTAAATTAGAGGAATTAGGATTTAGTTCAGTCAGACTACAGCAAGCATTTTTGTCTGTTGCGGTGCAGGGTGGAAGATTTAAAGAAATTTTAAAAGCTGCTAATGATGAAACGTTAGTTGGTACAGCTTTACAAATAGAATTTGATAAAAGATTAGAAACAACTGCGTCACAACTTGGAATATTAAAGGGTAATTTGTTAGCACTAGCAATAGATTTTGGCGAGACTTTCCTTCCGATAATAAATAGTGCTACGGCGGCCTTGCGTAACTTTTTTGAAGAGTTGAGAATTAAAGATCAAACGGATATTGAGTTTCTTGAGAGCAAAATATTAGAGTTAACAGATGCGATATTAGACAGAAGGACACAGCTTAGATCGCAATTTGGTGAAAGTATTATCTTAGCCGATAAAGAACTTGAAGCTCTTGAAGAACAATTAGCCGTTACTGAAAGATTGCTGGAGTTCAAAAGAGAATCAAAGGCATTAGACGAGGATACTACAATCGAAGATTTAGGAGCAGATGGGAGTGTTGTTCCGTCAATAGATGAAATTACGGCCCTTAGAGCGTCGCTTACTACAATGAATGAAGAAGCGTTCCAGAAGACAGTCGCTAATCTTCTCAAAGAACAATTTCTAACACTAACAACTGAACAACAAAAAACAAAAATCGTTGAAGACGAAACAAAAAAAAGAAATAAACAAAAAGATTTAGAAGCAAAGACAAATAGAGAGTTGTTTAATTCATTTTCGGGAATATTAAGCGCTTTTGTTGGCGAGTCTAAAGCTGCAGCGATAGCGTTAAAAATTTTAAGGATAGGTGAAATACTTATTGAAGGACAGAAAGCTATTGCCTTAATTCAAGCGACAATACCCCTACCTTTGCAACCTCCCTTTATAGCTAAACAAAGAATATCAACAGCGTTACAAGTTGCGACTGTTGCAGCAATAGGTTTTCAGACGGGGACAGATTCCGTACCTTCCCTATTAACGCCGGGTGAAATGGTCGTACCACAAACGTTTGCCGATGCTATTAGGTCGGGTGATTTAACTTTAGGCGGTGGCGGCACTACTAATAATAACGAGCGTAATGTTGTTATAGAGAACATAGAAATAAATGTTAATGAAAATTTTGACACGGATATAATACCAGACATTGTTACCGAACTAAACACCGAAATACAGAACGAATTAAGGAGCGTTTGATATGGATATTAATTTTAGAATAAGTCCGCAAAATATTATGCAAGATTTCGGTTACGTTGAATCTTGGGGTAACGGTGACGCTGTAGCGCCGGACGGTTGGGAACTGGCAGGTACCGCCGGGTCTATTGCGAAAGAATCTACTGTAAAGAAAATCGGTAACTATGCCATGAAAATAACGGCGGGGTCATCTAACACATACAAAGCCGAGTACATTTATGATCTAACAACACGTAAAGTTAGGCAGGGGTCACAAGAATTTTTACCTAGTGTTTACTGGGCCGGACGTACAGTCAAGTTTGGTATGTGGGTAAAGTGTGATACTGCTACGAAAGCGAGGATTTATGTTGACGACGGCATTACTGTTAGCAATTCTAGTTACCATACTGGGTCTGACGGCTGGGAATTCTTAGAAATTGAAAAACAAATTGCTACAACGTTTAGTAAAATAAACTTTGGCGCAGAGGTTACTAATAACGCTGTTGTTGCATACTTTGACGGCGGTATTGCGTGCGAAGGTGAGTTAATTTTTACCGAGTTTCAAGACACAAACGTTTACGTTAATGAAGATGCTTGGTCTTCCAGTATAAAAATTACTGCAACTAAATACGATATAGCAAGGGTCGAGGGGCAGTTAGTTGATAACGTCAAATATTCGTCAAACGTTTTTAAATTAAAGTTCCATATACATACTAGCGATTTAACAACAAGCCGGACATTATACGATGCAATAATACGAGCCTGCAGCCATGGACGAAAGTTTTTACATTTTACCGACGATAGATATTACCGGGTATTTGTAAATGGCATAACGGCGTTAAAGTATAGAGCCAAGTCACAAGTATATTTTTTCTCAATGAATTTTATTACAGACGAACCGTTCCAAAAGTACGTGTCGTTTACCAGAACAAAAACAAATATTAACTCGTCGCCTACTTCCTTTAATATAGAGAACAACGGCAGCGTACCAACCTTCCCTATAATAAACTTTAAGCCTGCAGGCGCAAGTATGACGTCTTGTACTTTAGAAAATTTAACAACAGGCGAATTGTTCACGTATAACGAAAATGTGTTAGCTGGTACGACATTAATTATTGATACGAGGAATTTAGACGTCTTAAACGCCGCTGTGGACGGTCAATCTTATTTCACCGGGGACTTTATGCGTATGATGCCGGGTACAAATTATTTTAAATATACAGGTACCGTTGGTGTGACAATAAAAATAGATCATGGGGATATGTGGTTATGATATACCGAGTTGAATTACGTGACAGGGACATGAACTTCGCTAAAATATTGGATAACCGAGTATTCAATATTGCGTGGGGGTACGATGCAGTTGGCGGGTGTTCCGGGTTTTCTTTTGGCGCAGACACAAGGTATTGTAGCGAAGTTGACTTTGGTGCCAACTTCAATGTAAGAATTTACAGAAGAAACCCGGATACACTTACCTATGATTTATGGTATCAAGGGCGTATAGAGGTTGTTACGAATAACGTTACTGGTAAAAAAGAAGAAATATCTATTAGCGGGTTTGGTTATCAGTCCGAATTAAACGACGTTATCGTTAATGATAGTTACACATCAGATGAAATTAGCGTTATTGTAAAAAACGTTTTAGATACTTACGTTACGCCAAACACTAATATAACTTACGATTCAGCAGACATTGAGGCAACAGGGTTTACCCCGGACAGTTTAGATTTTAGTTACGTTTCAGCTAAAGAAATATTCCAAAAACTTGCAGATATTACCGGGGGCATTGAGTGGGGAGTCGATAAAGATCGTAAATTCTTTTTTAAAGCAAAGTCAACTAAAGCAAATTTCTTTTTTCCGTTAGGTAAACAAATACAACAATTTAACTTGAAAAGTTCGTCACGTGAGATTATTAACCGTGTTATAGTAATAGGGGGCGAAGTTACGGGGTCAAAATTCGTTTATACTAAAGATTACGCAAAAAATCAACTTAAGTATAAGCGCAGGGATAAGGTAATAAGTAACTCCGCAGTTACAACAAACGCCGTAGCGGAACAATTAGCGGACGCACAGCAAGCACTAGGTGACGGTGTAGTAGATAGCGGATCGATGCGGTTAAAACGTGAGATTCTTATTGAAGAAACCGTACCTATACCGTTACTAAAACTGTTAACACGTGAGGTAACTTATGACGAGAAATTATACGATACGTTTTTATACGCCGAACCCGACCCGTATAGAATTAACCGCATTAAATATAATATTGATAAACGTTCACAACTTACAGCGACTATAAGTGTTGGCGAAAACCCGCCGACGATAGTGGAAAACATAAAGCAACTTAAATTTAACATAGACCAAGAAACCCAAGCGAGGTAAATATGAGTTTATATCCCGGAGTATTAGACGTTTTTGCTAACAACGAGGCTAAAAAAGATAAAGTGTCGGCGGCTGATATGAACGCCGTGCAAGACGCTATTGAGGCTATTGAGGCCGAGTTAGGTACTGACCCGGCGGGTTCATTAACTACTTTAGTGGCCCGGTTAGCTGTAGCGTTAGCAGATAACGGCGCTATGCAACAGGGTACAAGTTTTCCAGTGTCGGGCTTAGTTGATGGTCAAATGTTTTATCGAACCGATGAAAACGTTATGTATATTTATAACGGGGCAACGTGGGACGCACAGGGGCAAAGTTTATCGGCTATTGCTTTTTCTTTTGCGTTGGGTGGCGATTTTACCGTAGATCAAAATGGAATGATACTTGATGATGCACTTGAGGCCGCCGGGACGCTTATCCAAAAAGGCGTGTGGGCGGTTGAGCCGAGTACAGATTCAGTTTATTCTAATGTAATTAAAAGCAAATTTAAAAAATTAGCCGGAGTAAATACCGTAACTTGTTATGCGAGAATATGGGGCGAAGGGTCAACCGCAGCTG